CGGGTACGGCTCGCAGAGCATGGCTCTCCGGAACATCGGGGTGCCTTACGAGGTTGTAGGGATCAGCGAGATCGACCGCTGGGCCGTGCGGGCCTACATGGCGGTTCACGGTGAGACGCCGAATTACGGCGACATCACGGCGGTGGACTGGTCGGAGGTGCCGGATTTTGATCTGTTGACATGGAGCAGCCCCTGCCAGGACTTCAGCAACGCCGGTCTGGGCAAGGGCGGCGAGGAGGGCAGCGGGACTCGGTCTTCGCTGCTTTGGGAAGTCCGGAACGCTATCGCAGCGAAGCGCCCGAAGTACATCCTGTTCGAGAACGTGAAGGGCTTCGTGTCGGGGAAGAACGTTGGGGAGTACAAGAAGTTGTATTCGTATTTGTCGGGCGAGGGCTACAGCGTGTTCGCGCAGGTGCTTAACGCCAAGAACTACGGCATCCCGCAGAATAGGGAGAGGGTCTACATCGTGGCAATCCTTGGTGACGCGTGGTTCACCTTCCCGCAGCCGGTGGAGCTGAGGACGAGAATGGAGGATCTGGTTGAGGATAAGGCTGATGAGAAGTATTACCTTGACCGGGAGAAGGTGGAGAAATGGCTGGAGTCGATGCCGGAAGATGAGTTCCTTAAGTTGGTGCGTGGGATATGATGCGGCGTGGGCTGAACACTGACGAGGACGGTTGCTGCCGTTGTCTGAAAGCCAATTATTATAAGATGGGTCTGGCCAATTTCACCCGTGAGCTTCTGGGGAAGAAAGACGGCTTTATCGCTACCGCTATAATAGAGATAAGAGATGAGGAAGATGCGGGCGATAAACACTGACGCCGATGGCTGTTGCAAGTGTATTTACGCCAGGATGGGGCGTTTGTCTTGGGAGAATTTTCTCGTGAGGCTGGAGCATGGTGGCTGGGACTCTCAGATGACTTGTATATTGGAGTATACATATGAAGAAGATAGCGATAAACACGATAGAGGACGGGATATGCCGGACGATTCTCTCGACCTACCACAAGGTGGGGACGTTCAACGTGTTTGAGCATAATTTCCCGGCGGTAATGGAGCTTTATGAAGAAGATGATATTAAGCCTGCCGCACGGGTTCCGGCGTATGGCGTTGTCGGAAGCGGTTGTGCCGACGATAACCAAAAGCAGTTATGAGTGTAACAATTTATTGGTCGAATATATGGAAGGCATTAATGTTTTGTTGACTCCGGAGGAGCGGAAGTCCATTATAAAGCGGATAAGGGTCAGAAAGCTCACTCCGAGGGATTGTATGCGTCATATGGGGGTCAGTGACGCCGATTTTGACAAGATGAGGGCGGATGGGATCAGCGATACGCAGTTGTATCGCATGGCAGGGAATAGTATAGTGATTCCCGTGCTGGAAGGGATATTTACACAAATGTTCAGAGTGGATAGCGATTGCTTGTTTTAGTGGTTATTTTTTCGTATATTTATAAGCAGAGATAGGCCGGAGTAGCTACCGGCCGACAAGGGTGAGTAGGTTTCCCTTCTCTGCTTTTCAATAACCTACATAACATAAAAACCTACGAGTATGATAGAAGAAATTTGGAAGCCCATTGAGAGGCTTGAAGGCTATTACGAGATTTCTAATAAAGGGCGGATTCGCTCTTTAGATAGGATGGTTTCTGGGTGTTATGGCAGCACGCAATTAAAGAAAGGACAGATTATGAAACCCATTAAGATGCCTAATGGATATCTAGCCCAAGGATTCAATTTCAATGGTAAGCATCGTCAGTACTATATCCATAGGTTAGTAGCGAAGGCATTTATTCCCAATCCCGAGAATTTACCAGAAATTAATCATAAGGATGAGAATAAGGAGAATAATTGTATTGAGAACCTTGAATGGTGCAGTCATTTATATAACATTCGATATGGGAATGCTAGAAAAAAGATAAGCGTTGCTAAACGGGAAAGTGCCATTCGCCCTGTTACGCAAAAAGACTTAAATGGCGTGATTCTCGCACATTATAGGAACGCTTCTATTGCGTCAGAAATAACGGGAATAGACTCGTCCGCTATCTTGAAAGTCTGCGCAAAGAGGGAAAAGTTTATAACCGCCGGTTCTTTTATTTGGGAATTTGCTCAAAAAGACTCGGAGGCTTTGTTTTGATGGAATATTTTTTGTAGGTTTGCGTTCCAGTCCCTTGGGTACGGGGCGAGGATAGAGAGATAGCCAGAGCGGATAGGGGATGTACCCACCTCTTCTACGGGAGAGGCCCCTGCCCGCTCTGGTTTTTTCACAAAAAACCGCAAGTTTTCGTGAGATATGACTATATCATAGACTTTTTGTGCTCCACTGTGGGTCCGTCGATCCAGGGTGCGGGCGCGTCAGATGACCGAGTGAACAAACGGACGGAGTCGGGGATGGCGTTGTCGTTCCGGCGGTACATATGCGGCTTGGACGGTGATGAGGGCTGCGATTTCTTCAAGATGGACGACGATGACCAGCTTTTCGTGTTTAACGGGCAGCATTTTGAGGTCGTGAAGGAGGAAATTTTGCAGGAGATCATCATGGAGACGATGTCGAGGTGCGATGTCGGTATCGTCTATCAGGCCAACTCCGCCAAATCTATCAAGGATTTGTGCCTTAACAAGCTGAAGACGGACGAGAGGTGCAAGTTTGAGGCGGACCGGAGGTATGTGTGCTTCAAGAACGGTGTTTTTGACACATACACCGGCAAGTTGCTGGACTTCTCGGTCAAATACAAGACCGACATAGTGCTGGATTTCAATTATATGTCGAGCGCAAGGTCTGCTTTGTGGGACAAAGTCTTGGCCCAGACCGTGCCGGACGAGAACATGCGGGAGACATTCCACCAGTTCTGCGGCTGTTTCTTGGCCAAGAGGACGGAATACAAGATCGAGTACATCTGTTTCGTGGTCGGCGAGGGCCAGAACGGCAAGAGTATCATCTGCAAGGCGGTCATCAACATGCTGGGCCGGAGTGTGGCGAGTAGTTATAGCCCCGAGCAGCTCTTCAAGAGCGGGAACCAGGCGGAGTATCATTTGGCCGACGTGAACGGCAAGATCGTCAATTATTGCGACGATGTGAGCAAGAAGGACTTCTCCGGCGGTGATTTCAAGGCGTTCGTGTCGGGTGGCGAGTTCACCGGGAGGCATCCGTACTCCCGCAGGCCGACGAAGGTCACGAAGGTCCCGCTCATGTTGTGTTGCGCCAACGGCATGCCGCCGACTACTGACGACACGGACGGTTACTTCCGCAGGTTTCTGGTCATTATAGCCCCGAACCAGATTGACGAGAGGGACAAGGATGTCACCTTGGAGGCCAAGTTGCAGGCGGATGACGTGAAAGCGGCCATCTTCAACTGGGTGTATGAGGGTTATCGCAGTTTCGTGGAGAACGGCGGCAAGAGTGACATCGCGTCCTCGGTGAGGGACGTGATCGAGGAGATGAAGAACACCAGCAACTCCCTACGGCGGTGGATTTCCGAGTTCAATTACGCTAAGGTTGAGCCGGACAGCCCGCAGGATCCACGATGGAAGTCCCTCAAGGAGTGGTGTCAAGAGTATATCGCCTATTGCAATGACTTCGGGGAGACTCCGAAGAACAAGAACGCGGTCACGGAGATGTTTAAGAAGATGGGTCTCGCTAAGGTGCGCAGGAGTGACGGTATGTGGTATTGCATGGGCGTTCCCGACCCCGAGCCGAAGAGAAGGCGGAAGGATGACGAGGATATCCCGGATTTCGCCAAACTTGAGGCGGAGAGGGAGGCCGCATTGCCGTTTTAGCTATGGGAAAATCGGATAAATACAGCTTCGCCTATGATTGCGTGGCGGCGATGCGGAACGTCCCGCGGCTGCTGGGAATGGAGCTTGAGATGCACGGCAACGGTTGGCAAGGCGGATATTATCTCAACGGGGACAAACACGCTTATAGGAGGGACAAGTTGAAGGTCTTTGTCGGTCGGGGTAGCGTCTGGGTGAGCGAGGAGGGCGGCAGATGCGTTTCCTTGCCCCAGTGGCTTATAGAATTCGGTGGCGCCAGCGACTTCAAGGATGCTTTGAGGATCATAAAGGGCCAGCCACAAGCCATTGAGTGGAATAGGGAGTTCAGGAAGAGGGTCGCTCCAGAGGTCCAATACGTCAGTAAGGATGTTCTGGAGGGCGCCAAGCGGTATCCGCTGGAGAAATGCCCGCTTTTCCGATGGATGTGCGGGATGTTCCCGGAGGAAAAGGTGAGAGAGGTCTGGGAGAGGTATAATGTGACCACGGACTCGCACCATAACGCCGTGTTCTGGTATGTGGACCAGCAAGGGAGGATATTATATGACAAAAGAATATGTTATGGAGAAGACGGACATAGGCGGAAGGACTTCTTCCCCGGGCGGCAATACCGGGTCGCTGACGGATACACAGGAAAGGCTTACTTCGGAGCGCATCTTGCGAACGACGGGAAAAAAGCCTTTATCGCTGAAAGCGAAAAAAGCGTGTTGCTCTGTTCGCTCTACTTCGGCGATAGAAGATTTATGGCTTGCGGTGGTAAGTCCAATCTTCGAGAGATAGAGCCGGATATGCTTCTGGTTCCGGACATGGATGCCCGGATTGAGTGGGAAGAGAAGGGCCCGGTCTGGACGTGGTGGGAAAAATGGCCTGCTGGTATCCCGATTCCCGAAAAGGCGGACATAGGTGATATGATTGTGGCGAAGAAATCATTATCTTTACAAAAATTATAGCGCTATGAGTAGATTTAGTAAAATCTGGTGGTTCACATTCAGGAACCCCGTTGTCCGGAAGGGCGAGGAAGGTGGCTTCAAGTGGTGTTTCAGGCGTCTGAACATGACGGTTGAGACGCTGAGCGGCAATTTCAAGGCCAGTTTCACGGCCGACGAGCATCCCTATGGCTATTTATTGGCAGGCAAGGACGACTCAAACATCATCGGCTTCTGCCAGATGATTTATACTCTCGGAAAGTTGCTGACTACCGATCAGGGCCTGGTTGACGGCATCCAGAAGGAGTTGAGGAAGTACGAGAAGCGTCTGGAGAAGACCGAACCGGATCCCACCGACAGCGAGGAGGCCGCAATCGCCGAGGTAAAGGCGGTCCAGGAGTATGTTGAGGCCAGTCCGAAGGAGAAAAAGCAGCGCGAGAGGGACAGTAACGGGCGTTTCAAAAAGGCGGTAAAGAAAGCTGAGGCGCTTGGCGATGAAAAATAGGATTGCCAAAAAGGTCGAGAAGCGGACGCTGGCGGACAAGTTGTGCGAGTTGCAGAGTAAAATCTGCGAGCACGAGCGGTTCGAGGGCGATCTGCTGGTCATGTTATGCACTGGTAAGACAGGCCCTGGGCACCTTTGCTATGGGAGTTCGGAAGATTTTATGGACTCGATTTGGGATAAAGTCCAAGATCTTGTGAATGAAAATAAGGAGCTGAAGGCCGAACTGGACCTGGCTGGCATAAAGTTTGATGCCCTAGAGAAAAAATAATAATATGGAAGATCAGAGAAATATTCACTACCGCACGGGTGGGAAGCTCACTCACTGCGGCGTCGAGTGCTTGCCCGAGGGTAAGGACATCGAGAGAATTATCATTGCTCGTATTGAATACAAGGAGAGCGAAATGATCAACGGTAGGACTGAGGCTGGTGTTTGGGTAGCGCACTTTGCGCCGAACCCTTATACCTCCTTGCCGATGTTACTGAATGCGACCAACCGGAAAAGGCTCGTGAAACAGTTTCCCGAGTGCGACGGTTATCCCGCCCGTCTGGAGAATGTCCCAGTTAGGCTCACGAAGGAGAAAACACGTGATGTCCAAGATGGGGGCGAGACTTGGGGACTTCGTATCAGCAAAATTCCGGCTTCGCCGGAAGCCGCTCCCGCCCCGAAGAAGGTCATCACCGAGGACAAGATCCAAGTGATTGTTGACTGGGCTCTAAAGAACGGGAAGACCATTGATGACATCGCCGCGATGTACGATTTTGAGTCAGACACCGTGAGACAGGCTATTATTGACCAGATAAGTGATTTACCCGAATAATTATGGACAAGGAACAAAAATGGCTGCAAAAACGGCTCGGAATGATCACCGCAAGTGAGTTGGGCCAGATTACTAGCGCGAGCGGAAAGATTATTGACGGAAACCTTTCTTATATCCGTTCCAAGCGCTGGGAGAGGAAGCATGGTTTTACTCACCCCGTGTCTGCCAGGGCTATGGAGATCGGAAACGAGCAGGAGCCGACGATTTACGAGTGGTGCAAGGCCAATCTCGGGTTTAATGAGATCGTGTACTCCAAGGAACTTCCTGAAATACCGTTCTGGATCGCTACGGATTGCCCGGTAGGCGCCAGCCCTGATGCGTTCACGCCGGATCAGCGGATAGTCTTTGAATATAAGACTCTTGTTGGAGCGACCTCCATTGAGTTTTTCGGTGATGAGTACACCTCATATGAGGAGAAGAAACTTGCCGTATGGAAAGATCATGGGGACCAACTGCTTGGCCAGTTTATATCGAATTCCGCTGTTGAGGAGATATGGGTGGTCAAGTACATTTACCAGGACGACGACATTCTCAAGGATACCGACTCTCCCCTCGCACCTTGGCGTGGTCTTGTCTTCAAGTTCGCCCGAAAAGACTTCGAGGCGTCCATAGAGGAGATGAAACGCCGAATCATTCTTTTCGACAAGATGATTGACGCCCCGATTAACCCAGCCGAGTTCAAAAAGGGCGAGTGGTACGTGGACGATAATGGCCAGTTACTGAAGAAATAATGAGAAAGATTCTGGTTAAAGACGAGCGTGGGTATGTTCTTGCCATCCTTTATTTCAATGGTGAGAGTTACCAGATAGTGAGGGAGCCACCGTGCTCCCTCGGCACGTTTTTCCAGATATTGTCGTATTTGGAGGATGAGCATATCCCTGTTAAATAGGCGGACAGCTCCGCAGATTGTCAGTT